AGCACGTCCCCGACGATGGACGCGATGGCGCGGGGGAAACGGCAGCCGACGCCGGCGACCGTCGACTCCTTGACGTACCGCGTGTTGTCGGTGTCCATCTTCCACACCTGCATGCCGGCCTCAAAGAACACGGCGAGGCGGCCGCCGAAGTCGGCCAGCGCCCGCGGCATACCGGCGCCAGCGGCGTACTGGCCGAGGGATTCAAAGCCTTCTTCGTTCGTGGCATCGCCACCGCCCGGCCCCCACGTCTCCAGCTTCGACGGGTCGGCATCATCCAGGGCGGAATACCACAGCTTGGTCAGGCCGGCGTCGAGCGCCCATGCCCGGCTTTCCAGGCCGATCAACGCATAGTCCGGGGTCCCGGAAAAGGTGATTTTCGTGGAGTCGCCCGTGTCGTCGCCGGCCGGCGGGCAGTGGTGCAGCTCCGACGCGCCGGCCGGCATCTTGACCAGGACCAGCGATGCGCCGTCGCTCCCCACCATCTGGCCAAGGATGTCGGCTCCGGTGACGTCGCTCTCGCAGTAGTCGAGGACGATGGTTGGCGACAGCCCGGCGGCGGTGGTTTCATGCTTGGCGAGCGCCCGCACCTGGTTGCCGACGGCATACAAGCCGGCCGTGGTCGAAGGGAGGCGCAGTCGCCAATGCAGAGCCGGGCGGCGCACCAGGCCGCCCGAAGGGGTAACGATCAGGTTCTCAGCACGGACAAACGCACCCTTGATGTCCATGGCGCCAGGACGCAGGTCCAGGCCGGTCGCTGGCATCAAGGGTACGGCGGTCATGTCAGTGTCTCCTACGTCATCGCGTCTACGTGGTCGCGGTTACGCGATGCCCTTGGAGACGATGTGCCAGGCGGTTCCGTCGCTGACGATCTCGACGAAGTCGTTGGCCGCATCGATGGCCGCATAGGTCGCGCCACCGTCGATGGTCTCGGCGCCGTTCGGGTCGATGGTCACAGCGACGGCGTCCGCCGTGGTCTTCTTGATGATGTACCCGCGCCCGGTGCAGCTCGCAGCCGCCGGCAGGGTGACAGTGATGGCCCCGGTATTGGGTGCGATCACCAGCTTGCCCAGGTCGCCAACGGCCAGGGCCTGGCTGGCGGTGGTGGCGTGCAGCGTCTTAACGGCGGTGAACCGCTCCGACGTGTCGATGCCGTAGGCCTGCTCAACGATGTGCCAGGCGGTTCCGTCGCTGATGATGGACAGGGTGTCGTACTGCGCGTCCATCGCGGCGTTGGTCGCGGAGCCATCGATGGTCTCGGCGCCATTGCCGTCCAGGGTGACGGCAACGGCATCGGCGGTCGTCTTCTTGAAGACGAACCCGGCGCCGGTGCAGCTCGCAGCCGCCGGCAGGGTGACAGTGATGGCGCCGGTGTTCGGGACGATCACCAGCTTGCCAAGGTCCGACACCTCCAGCGCCTGCGGCGACGTGGTAGCATGCAGGGTCTTGGTGCCGGCCACGAAGGCGGTGGCCATGACCGTGGGCGCCAGCAGCGCGGCGAGGGCGGCGGGCGTCGACAGGCGGCGCTTCATGCCCTTGGCGATCAACACGAAGTCGGCCGCCTCGGGGGTGGCGGTGGGGAAGCCGTAAGCGGCTTGAGTGGCGGACATGATAACCTCCTGTGTCGGAGTGGTGGTGGATTACCGGGGGAGCCGGACGGCTCCTCCCATGAGACGGGGGTCGGTGTAGGCGGGCACGTCGCGGCGGCGCAGGCTGACCACCTGGCCGGGGCGCTGCTGGGTCTTGAACGCAGCCAGGTAGGCGTTGTGCGCGGCCATCAGGTTGTCGGCGTTGGGCATCCGGCGGGCCGGGCTCGCTGCGACCAGCCACGCGGCGCGGCCGATGACGGCCTCCTTGTCGAGCGCCAGCAGGTCGCACTCGTCGGACAGCTCGTAGACGCCGGCGAGGTAGTCGATGGTCAGTGATCCGCCGGTGGGCACGCAATCCAGCTCCATTACCTGCACCGGGCCCAGGACGGCGGTCAGGTCGGCGGACGTGCCGCCGGTGGCGGTGAGCGTGGGGGCCGTCAGCCAGCCGGCGCCGGAATCGCTGATGACACCGCCGGTGATGACGCCGGCCTCGACGGTGGCGGTGATGACGGGGTTGCTGCCGTCGGCGCTGCGCTGGCCGCCGGTCACGCCCAGGATCTGGCCGGAATAACCGGTGCCGCCGGCCGCAATGTCGACCTCGACGATGCCGGTGGATGGGCTGATGTCGAAGCGCGACGGCGTGGCGATCTCGATGCGCGCCTCCCGGTCGATGCCGGGAAGCAGGACGGTGCGCGTCCCTCCATCACCGATATGCACCACGGTCTGAACCTGCCCATGGCGCGCGTCAACGGGCAGGTCGAACAGGCGAACGCCGGCGATCGTCTTAACGGTCTGCCGGCGCTGGCGCAGGTACTGGTGTTCGACGGAAAGCTGGTCCTGCGCGCTGTTGATCGCATCGGTCACATGCGCGACCAGCTCGGGATCGTCCACGCCGTCATCCAAGAGGCCGATGCGGGCAATGACCTTCTCGATTGCTTGCTGGAGGGTGACGGCGGGCGAGGGCATGGGATCAGCCGTTGAAAGGGGGGATGGAAGCGCTGCCACCCATGGCGGCGAGCGCGTCGTCGGGTTCCGCGGCCTGGGCACGGGGGCGGCCCCTGGTGGCCGGCTTGGCGGCGGCCTTGGCGGCATCGCGCTTGATCTGCTCGCGCGAGCGGTCGCGCTGTTCCAGAAGGGCCAGCGCATCACGTTCGGCCGAGCGCCAGGCATCGGACCAGCCGGACGGCTCGACGGTGGGGTTGGCGCTGCCGTACTGCGCCTTGCAGGGCTTGGGGCGTATGCGGCAGTGGTTCTGCCAGCGGCCGAGGGTGTTGACCTCCTCGACGGAGCCGGTTGGGTCGATGTGCACCTGCTCCTTCTTCAAGCCGGGGAATCCGGCCAAGATGAGGGGGATCTCGGGCGCATAGACCGAGAAGCGGCGCGAGGTTTCATGGTCCACGCGCAGGTTGTAACGGATGGCAAGGGGCATGGGTGCTCCTGTGGGAAAGACCGCCCCTCCCGCCAGCGCGCCCCATGCTGCGCATCCGACGGGAGGGTGGTCAGTGGATGGCCCGGGGCTGGGGTCGCATGGTCCCGGGCGATGAATCAGGTGAGCTGGAAGATGCCGTTGCAGGCCATCGCCAGCGGCTTGATGGCCGCGCAGTGGTCGCACTGCTGCTCGATGGCACGCTTGCGCGGGTCATCGGCCGGGATGGTGAGCTTGAAGTCCAGACCGGTCTGCACGAGGTATTCCCAGGCGGGCTCGTACAGGACCACCAGCATGTCGGTGAACTTGTTGGTGGTGCCGGTGGTCGTGTAGCCTCTGCCGACGTTGGCAACGGTCACGGTGGCGATCTTGCCGATGCGGACGTCATCGGCCGCAACCTGGGTCAGGCCCGCACCGCTCGACGCGCTGTAGACCGTGCAGGTGATCGACCCGTCCGCGCCGTCGCCGACATTGGCCAGGGTCAGCGTTGGGGCGCTGGTGTAGCCCTCGCCGCTGTTCAGCACCACGACGCTGTCGATGGTGCCGTCGGCCGCGACGTACACGGCGAACTTGGCGCCGGTGCCGCCGCCGCCGGTGACGGTAACGCTCAGGTCCGACAGGCCGACACCAGCCTCATCCGAGGCGACGGTGTCCAGCAGGTCGAGCGTGGTGTCCAGCTCCAGGTCGAAGTCCTTAGCGATCTGCACGTCCTCGTCGGCAAGCACCAGGTTGACCTTGCCGCCGCCGCTGGCGTCGCGGTTGAACCGCATGCCGGCGTAGTTGTTGGCCTGGTAAATGTACTTGTCGAACCAGCCAGAGCCGCCGAAGCCCTTGAAGCGGCCACGGGGCAGTCCGCAGGTCTTCGCCCGGATGCGAAGCTGGCGGATGAACTTGGTGAGCTGCGACAGCGCGGTGCCGCCACTGCCCACGGTGCCGCCGGCGCCCAGGCTGTCCTGGCCGTTCAGCGTGCTGTTGGCGTCGTTGCCGGCGAAGATTAGGTGCTGCACCGCCGGTTCCGTGGCGCGGTTGATGCCGCAGCACAGGCCGTCCATCTGCGGCGAGACGAAGCCGAGGATGCCGACCACGTCAATGGCGGTCGCGCCCTGGCGCCACAACAGCTCGTTCCAGTTCTCCTCCATGCGGTCGAGGTACGACTCGTTCGCGTTGGTCATGATGTCGTACAGGATCCGGTCATCCTTGGGGCTGCCGACCCGGCGCGTGATCTCGCCGCCGCCCGCGTTGTTGTTCGGGATGATGGTGATCCCGTTCTCCTTGCGGATGTCCTCATGCGGGATGCGGTGGCACCACACATACCGGGCGAGCGTGACCTCGCCCTTGATGCCGTCGCGGATGCGGACGGCGTCGTCGATGGTGTCGTCGCCATCGATGGCCTGGCCGACAAGGTTGGTCGCGCGGTTCTTGAACCACATGACATCCTTGCCCTGCATGTAGGCGCCGGTCTTCTTGCGCTTCTTCATCCACTCGACGAGCGGGCGGGGGCTGCGGCCGGACTTGGCCACGAAGTTGCTGCGCGCCTTGGCGACGGAAGCGCCGGCGACGGCAGCGGCGTGACTGGAGAGGATCTCGATGGACATGACTGGATTCCTTGATGGTTGGGGATGGTCCCCGCGCGGATCAGGTGCCGTAGGTCTTTGCCATCAGCATCTTGAATTCGGCGTCGGGGTCGTTGGGGTCGATGGTCGGTCCCGTCCCGGCGGACGGTTTCTGGTGGGTGGGAGGCGGCGCGGTCCTGGCGCGACGTTCCTGCGCCAGGATTCTCCCCTGCACTTCGTCGTAGACCCTGGTTGCGACCTTGGCGGTGATGGGCACCTCCAATGTCCGCAAGCGGTTCAGCTCGGCTTGGTACTCCGAATTGATCCGCGGGAACACCGCATCGACGAACTTCCTGCCATTCGATATTTCCAGGTCGTTCAGCTTGCCTCGGGCGTGAGCTAGTGCGACGCGCGCGACTTCCTGGGGGTTCTCGGCCTGCGGGCGCGGCGGCGGTTGCTGCTGCGTCCTGGCAGGTGGCTGTTGCTGGCTGGCCGCCGGTTTGGGCGGCGCTTCGGTCGTGGTGCCGTTTTTCGCGTGCCTCGCTTTGAAACGAGCCAGCACGAATTCCGGGTCCGTCGACCGCGCCATCAGCTCGACCAGCTCCTCCACGTCCTCCATCGGGATGCCTTGCGACACCTGCTGGGGCTGGGGGATCTCGATACCGAGCGCCTGGAGGACTTGCATCCTGGCGTTCTCATCGCCCTTGCGGCTGGCGGCGACATGCCGCAGCAGCGGGACGATGGACTCCTCGGGGATGCCGGCGTGGTCGAAGTGGTCGATCAGCTTGTCGGTGATCTTCCGTTCGTCCTCCAGCTCCTTCGTCAGGGCCTCGGCCTTGGTCAGAGCCTCCCGTCGAACCTCAAGCGCCCGGTGCAATTTCTTGAGCGGGACGCGCCCTTCCTTGGTTTCCTGTGCGGTCGGATCGATGTCGGCCGCCGGATCCGCCTGCGGCCTGTCGCCTGCGGGCTTCTGCTCCGGTTTGCCGCCATCCTGCGCCGCCTGGTCGCCGTCGGCCTGGGGGTTCGGTGGGGTGTGTTCGTCGTTCTTCGGTTGTTCGACACCCTGGTCATAGGTGCGATCCATCAGCTCCTTGAAGGCAGCGTCGGGATCGTCCTGATTGGCGCTGGGGGAGCCCGTCGAATCGGTTGCGCCGCCGGTCGCGGGCTCCCTCTGATGCTCGCCACCGCTGATCGCGGTCGGCGTGCTTCCCTGCGGTTCGCTGCCTGCGGCCGGGGTGCCGCCTGCGCCTTCGCCGGGATTGGTGGTGTCGATGGTATCCATGGGCATGGCTCTTTCAACGTTGTGGAATCACGGTGCCGGCGGCATGGCGCCGGTCATGGGCTGTGATTCCTCGGTGGGCATGGGAACGGGTGGCGCCTGTGGCGCCTGTGGGGCCGGAAGGCTGGGGGTGGATGGGGGCGGCGGGATGGGGGCGGACGCCTGCATCGGCGCCGGCGCCTTCGGACGCATCAGCTCGCGGGCGCTGCCGCGGACGTCGGCCAGGCGCAGGATGGGGGCGACGAGGGCCTGCTCGTCCAGCTCGATGCCCACGGCCGCGCACTCGGCCTTGGCCGCGGCGACCTTGCGGATGGCGTCGATGGCGCCGTTGATGCTGGCGATTTCCTGTCCCCGGGCCTGCCGCTTGTTGCCGGCCACGGTGATGTCCACGTTGAGCCCGAAAAGCAGCTCCTCGCGGGTCCGTGGCATCGGCCATATCGCCTGGTCGCTGCCGGTCAGGCGCTGCACCTGCTTCTCCGTCAGGTACGCGATGTCATATCCCAGGATCTTGCGGATGCGGCGCGTGCCGAATGCGGACAGGGCGATGGCGTGGCGGTCGCTGGCGGCGGCGCTGCGCTGCTCGGCAATGTTCGCCTCGGTGGCGGTGTTGGCCACCTGGACAACGCCCAGCTCCGACAGGCTCATGCCCATCACCAGCTCCAGCAGGCGGAACAGTTGGTCGAGGTTGTACTTTTCGGCGTTCCAGTCGTCGGAAGCGATCTCCTGCCACGAGTCCCTGATGTCCTTGGGGTCCTCGCATTCGATCACGTCATGGGGAACGCTGGACCGCAGCTTGTCCATTTCCTCGGGCTTGAATGCGCCCTTTTTCACGATGTACCGCTTCATGCTCGCCCACAGCGATTCCTCGCCATCGGTGAGGCGCTGATTGATGGCGGTTTGGATCTTGCGCAGGAACGTCACTTCCGACGTCGGCAGGTGCTCGCCGTCGAATTGGTTGAACGCCAGGCACTCATACGGGCATCTGGTTTCGTCGGTGACGGGCAGCGGCTCGTTGACCAGGAAGAAGGTCAGGCCCTCGGCCCACATGTAGTGGCGGCCGTTGGCGAAATCGAAGCGGTCCCACAGGACGCACTTGCCACCCTGGCTCGCGCTTTCGTAGTCGGACGTCCCCGGCTCCTGTCCGTCGGTGGTGCTACCGGCAACGGTCCCACGCAGGGACTCGGGGGTGGCTTCCGGCCGCTGGCCGGTGCCAAGCTGCCGTGCCTCCTGGGGCGACAGCTTCCACTGCGACGCCAGGCGGTCGCGGTCCATGAGCACCTGCTCCGCGATCCAGTCGCCTTTCTGCGCCGCCTCCTGCGGCAGCACGCGCCAGTCCCACCGCATATTCTCCGGGCGCGGGTGGTCGGTGGTCGGCTGCTGCCAGAAGTCCGGTTCCGCCAGCCAATCAGCCGAGAAGGGGCGACCGTCCGGCGACTCTGCCGCGGCGGCGACATCGAGGATGCGCTCGTCGCCGGCGATCTGGCCGTCCAGCATCTGCCGGGCCTTGTTCCGCACGTTGTCGGACAGGTCCAGGAATTGCTGCCACTTCGCGCTGTTCTCGTCGAACCAGCCGCCGGAGTATTCCTGGGCCAGCATCTGGAGCCTGGCGATGTCGTCCTGGGTGTCCCACCGGCGGCAGCCGCTGGCGTCCTTCTTCGGGTCGCGCTGCCACCCGTCCTTGGTCCAGGCCAGCCCCACGGTGAACGTCGAGAGGGCGGCCTTGGTCTGACTGTCGGTGAAACCGAGCTGGCGCATCTGCTCCAGCAGCAGGCACTCGTTGGTGACGCCGAACCGCTCGCGCCGCTCCTCCAGGAGGCGGTACGCCTGTTCCGCCTGATCGGCGGCAGCGATGAGCGCCCTGGCGTCCGGCATCACGCCCATGCGCCGGGCCGCCTGATTGGCCGCCCTGATCGCATCCTTGCGCGCCCAATCGACGGACCCAACGCTCCGCTTCTGCGTGATCGACAGGTCGGACTC